GATATTCATAGTTTTGGTGAATATAAAAATACTCCTAAATCATTAAAAGTTTATATTGGAAATAGAAATTTAGCTGATATACTAAGAACTCTTTCTCATGAATTAGTGCATCATAGACAAAATGAACTCGGTAAAATGTATCCTCACGCAGGATCAGCAGGATCAGATATTGAAAATGAAGCTAATGCTATATCAGGAGTTATTATGAGAAACTATGGCAAAAGAAATGAATTAATATATGAATCTAATTTAACTAATACACTACAAAAAGTTTTATCATCAAAAATGAAGATTTTTTGTGATATGGATGGAGTATTAACTGACTTTGATGCTCAATTTGATCATTTTTTTGGAGTAACTCCTCAAGAATATTATAAAGAAAAGGGATCGATAATGCTTAAGAAAGCAATAGATGATGTGGGTATAACATTTTGGTCAGATATGCCATATTTTCCAGGAGCAAAAGAATTATGGAGTTATATATCAAAATACAATCCGATTATATTATCAAGTCCAAGTACTTTTAAATACGCGCAAAAAGGAAAGCTTTTGTGGATAAAAAAACATTTAAATCCTGAGCCTCAAGATATTATTTTTAAACAAACAGGAGCAAAACACGAAATATTATCTAATATGCCAAAAGAACAGATTTCTAAGTGCATATTAATAGACGATTTTTACAAAAATATAGCGCCTTGGAAAGAAATGGGCGCGATAGGAATAACGCACAAAAGTGTAGATAAAACAATATCAATATTACAAAAGTTTCGATTATGAAAGAATCAACATTAAAAAAAGAATTCTCTAAAAGTACAGTACAAAGAATGAGAAATATTTTAACTGGACAGTCTGGGGATAAAACCAAGACACAGTCTGGTTGGGATAAGCACTATTCTGATCATGTAGAAGGAGATGTTTGGGAAGAATCGGGTAAAACGTGGACTATAAAAAATGGTATTAAGCAAACAATTACAAAATTAGATTCTATAAAAAAGTTAGTAGTATTACCGATAACTTGTCCATCGTGTGCAAAAGCTATGAAAGTTAACGAAATTAATAAAAAGATGTATTCAACGCATAAAAAATGTTTCGATTGCGTAATTAAAGAAGAAACGCAGATGAAAATTTCAGGTAAATGGGAAGATTATGAAAAACAGATGATTAATAAAAATAAAAATGCAAATTTAAGCGATATCGAGATGGCATTAGAACAATGGTATAAAGATAGAGATACTATAGTCACTGAAGGAGGAGATATTGAGAACTGGGCAGGCGGAGATAAAAAGAAAATGTACGAAGAAATAAAGAGTTATTTAGATAAAATGAAAAACACTGAAGTTTAAAATATTTATTAATAAAAAAAGGTATGCCATATTCTATAGACCGTAAAAATAAATGTATATATAAGAAAAAATCTGATGGAACAAGAGGAAAAAAAGTTGGTTGTACGAAAGGAGATATAGACGATTATTTAGCGGCTCTTCATATCCACGCAGACGAAAACAAAAAAGTAATGAAAGAAGATATCGAAATGCAAAAAACTATCCCAGGATCTTTGAATACTTTATATGCTGTTCAAAAACCGTATACTGGATGTCAATTAACATCATTAGTAAAACCAATTGATCCATTAGTAGGACTGGGACCAGATCATCAAATACAGAGAGATCAAATTCATGCAGTTTACCCTGACAAAGATCTAGCAAATGATGTAGCAAATGATTTATTTGAAGAATATAAGAAAAAATCATACGCTTTAGAAGAGAAAAAAGATGATGTAGTAAATAAAATAAAAAAAGCAATAGATACTCTAGAAAAAAAGAGAAAAGAGCACATGGAAATGGCTAAAGAAGATCCAAAATCAGCAGGATCTCATAGAGAAAAAGTTGCAGTTATCGTAAATAAAGTAGACGATCTCATGTCAAAATTAGAAAAGATAGAAAAATCTAAAAAAGACATGAAAAAAGAATTTAAAGAAAAGGATAAAAATAAAAAATAAATGGAACAATTTGCAACACTTGTAGGAACTCTAATGCAATCCAGAAATCAGGCGCACATATATCATTTACAAGCGCAAGGACCTGGAGCATACGCTGCACACATGGCTCTAAATGCATATTATGATGGCATAATACCTCTTATTGATGGACTAGTAGAATCTTATCAAGGTAGATACGGAATATTAACTGGATATAAAATGGCAGCTAGTATTAGAGAAGATCAAAATTATGAAATGTATTTTGAAGCACTTTGTAAATTTGTAGAATCTACTAGACAGCAAGTACCACAAGATTCATTTTTACAAAATCAAATAGATACAGTTGTAGAATTAATAGAAAGTACTAAATATAAACTTAAATTTTTACATTAATAATGGATCATATCCATGAAATAAATGAAGGAGAATTCTGCCCAGCCTGTTTGGCTGAATATATAATTGAGCGTTGGAATAAATTAGAAGAGGCCGAATATCAAGGAAGAGATGTTCCATTAGGTAAACCAATGGCAGGTGATGTAAAAAAGTTCAAAGTATATGTTAAAAACAAAAAAGGTAATGTAGTAAAAGTTAACTTTGGACAAAAGGGTGTAAAAATAAAAAAGAGTAATCCAAAAAGAAGAAAGTCATTTAGAGCAAGACACAAATGTCATACAGCAAAAGATAGAACTACACCAAGATATTGGTCATGTAGAAAATGGTAAAATATGAAAAGTCTTAAAGAATTATTAGAAATGTCTGGTACAGAATTCAAGACAACACAAACAGGTGTTGATCCTGAAACTGGAAAAATATCGTGGGATGTCGAATACTATCCAGATTTTTCTGGCATCATAGAAAATATTAATGATCTAATTAGTGATCTCAATAGCGCTGTAAAAAAGCATTCTATAAAAGATAAAGACATTTTAATGAGTCTAAAAGCATTGAGATCCACAAAAGCAACGCTGCTAAACACTCTACAAACCAAATATCCAGAGTATATAAAAAACTATTATGGATCATGATAAAACTAAAAGAGCTACTTAAAGAAAATATGGGAGATGCCTATAATATAGGTATGAAAACGTATAAAACCTCTAAACCGAAACTTTCTCAAAACGAAAGCGAAAAGAAAAAAGGCATTGATGGTAAACCATGTTGGAGAGGATATAGATATGCAGGTACAGAAAATGGAAAAGATAAATGCGTTCCAATTAAAGAAAATGAAGGTATATGTGCTGAATGTGGATCAATAATGGAAAAAGGAATATGTACCGAATGTGGATTTGACGATATGAATCAACAATCGCAAGATCATGAAGTTGGCATGGCGCAAAATCTGCTTCAAGATATAATAAAAAATGCAACAGAATTATCCCAAAAAATTGGAACTAATGAAATTAACCTTCCAGGATGGATTCAAGATCACATTTCTCAAGCACAAAATTATATAGATCAAGCTAATACAGGATATCATGAACTTTGATGAATTAGAAATATTAAAGAAATTAATAAACGAAGATCAGGAGGAGGTTATGAAAACGCCTCCAAAAACTTTTGAGGATGATCCTATGGGATTTATCCTTAAGAAGTATCAAAGTTTACGAGAGAATTTAGAATATTTACTTGGAGACAATTTTGAAGAATATTTAACTGCGATATACATAATAGCGCCTAAACCCACAATGTTTAAAATAGTATTGCATAATGGACAATACTTTTTTATGACATATATGGGAGAAACTTATCAAGCAACAATCGGAGGAAAGAATTACTTGTTATTTATGGCTGGAGAAAAACAAAGAGCAATGCTGGCAATTAGTAGATTGCTTAGATGGGGAAGTCCGCTTAAAACAAAGGGCGGGGAAGGAGCTGAAGAAGCGGGAGAAGCAGAAACAGGATCAGCAGAAGAAATACCACCAGCAGAAACTTCTGAAACGGGGAGTGAAGAAGGGGGCGGTGAAGAAGAAACTGAGACTTTAGAAGAATCTAAAAAAATATTAACGCAACTAATAGAAGGAAAAGAGGGCGCATCTAAATTTGAACAGATCTCAGTTGATTTATGGAACGCAGCAATCGCAGGAAGTGAAAATGCGCCTAAAGGATATAAACAATATGAAAATCTTTTTCAATCGATAAAAAAAATAGTTAAAAATCAACTAAAAACAAAACAAAAATTAGCGAAATATTCACAACGAAAAGACGCAGTAACAGAATTTTGGCACGATGCACATGGTACTAAAAAAGTTGATGAGCCAAAAACCGACATAAAGTCAGAAGACAGTTCTTTTAGGATTTCAGTAAAAAAAGGAGCTTCTCAGTTAATGAGCCCAGAACCAAAAGAAGCAATAGCTACTGTCATGGCGGCTGCAGAAATGTCGGGTATTTCAAAAACAGCTGAAAATAAGGCTATTGATATAATACAAAGTTTTGCAAGAAAAACAAGAACAAGCGATTTAAATACTAAACAGTTATCAAAATCTCCAAAAGCAGAATTAGACGCAACGAATAAAAAAGCGCGAAAAATATATGACGACGCTCAAATTGCACATAAAGAGTTTATGGAATATATCGAAAAGCAATTCAATAAGAGTCCTGAATTTAAAAGAGCGTTTGTGTACGAAGCGGCATCGGGATTCACTAAATTTGGTAAAAAATCCCCAGCAGAAGCGAATTATGTTCTAGCGATTTCCGGAGATGCTTCTACTGCTGTATTAAAAGATATGACAAGTAAAAAAAGTGTAGCAATAGATTCTATACTCGGAAAAGTCAAATTCGCTGTCACAATGAAAAGTACTAGTTATAAAAAAGGTGGTGAAAAAGTAGGATATTCTTTCTATTCATCACTAAGAATAGGCTTAGAAGATATAATTAATAAGACATCAAAATTAGGAGAAGCGTATAATGCATTTGAATCTAAAAAAAATAAAGGATTGTTAAATGAAGATAAAATAGAATTATATGAAAATTGGTTTAATAAAGCAATAAATTTTATTAAAGAGAAAATAGAAAATCTATATAAGTGGATACTTGAAAAAATTGAATACTTTATAGAATTGATAAAATCAGGAATTAATGGTTTGCTAACTGCAATGGGAATTGATGTTGAAGTTCCTGAAGAAGTTTATACACAAGAAATAGAATTTGCATAACAATGTCTTTTAATTTACAAAAATATCTCATAGAAAATAATCTTACATTAATAAGTAAGATTAGAATAATAGAAGACGTAGATCCTGATGAGACTCCTGAACCTAAGAAATCGGACATGAAATCTACGGAAAAGGATATGAGAAATCTGGATAAGTATAAACAAGAATTAAAAATTTTACAAGCTAAAGTAAAAGACGTAATTTTTAAATACACAGAAGATACTCCAACAGGTAGAAAAATGAAAGGTAGCATTTCAGATTACAAAAAAGCAATTGGAAATCTTCCACAAAAAATAAAAGATCTTAAAAAGAAAATAGATGCAGTAGAAAATCCCTCTACTGATGATGAAACAGAAGAAACAGAAAGCTAATGAAACTGTTAGATATATTGACAGAAAAGGAAATGAGCGACAACGCTACCGCAACTAAACCTCTCGGTAATGTTGTTTTCGCTGACTTAGACAACGATCCAGCTTTCGCAAAATTACAAGGTTACAAATCCAAATCAGAACCTAACACAGAATTTGAAAATGATTTATACGATGCTTTAAATGATTGGACAAGTATGCCTTCTTACTCAATGAAGTTTCTTACTAAAGCTAAGGATAAACTGTTTCAACTCAAAAAAAAATACCCTATAATATTTAAACCCAATGTTCCTAACGGAACTGTAGTGTATAGAGGAGTTGGAGATATAAGTAAAGCAACCCTATCTCAGTTAAGAAGCAGTAAAATACAAGATTGGACTCGGTTAAAAGAAGACTATTGGTTATATAAAAAACCGATTGACTATAAACCAAGATCACCTATTCAAAGTTGGACATATGACCACAGAACAGGTCAAGATTTTGCTGGTGAAGGAATGTTAGTTACTAATTTAACTGATACTGAATTTTTAATAAATTCAAAGGTACTGAAAATATTTTTTGTTAGCGATGAAAAAGAAATTTTACATTTTGGAAAAGAATATAAAAATAAAATATATATTGCTCTAGAACCTGATTTTTACGAAGATAAAGTAAGAAGATTCATATATGATCCATCAGGTAAGGGTTTATCATTTAAAAAATTCAATCCAAAAACATTTAAAAACAAATAAAATATGGATAGATATATATTATACGGTTTAGTAGGACTAATTTTAGTCTACATATTCCTACCAGATTTATTTCCTGCAAAAGAATACAAACCAGATCAAGCATTGATTAGTCGTATTGATAGCTTAGAAGAAAAAAATAAAGAGCTAGAATTTTACATACTGCAATTTGATAGTCTTCAATACGAGTTTGATCAACAAATCATAGAATTGAATACTAGATTAGATAATAACAAAGGTAAAACTACTATCATTAAAGAGGTGTATAAAGAAAAAGGCGATAACGCTAGAAAATTTACACCAAATCAAGTAGATAGCTTTTTTAAAGATCGTTACAATTTTTAAATTCAATATATAATGAAATTAAAAGATATAATAAAAATGATAGCCGAAGAGAAAGAATCTAATTTTAAACCAATATCAGATTTAGAATCCGCTATCAAACAATATGAAAAAGGCAGTGACTATTATGATAAGACTAAACTCCGAAATATCTTTAATCAATTAAGTCCTGAAGATCAAAAAGAAGCTAGAAAGAAATACTCTAAATATCTCTAAATATATTAAATAATATGAAATCATTACTAATATTACTATTAACTTTATTGACTCTCAATAGTTACAGCCAAGACACATCCTCCGTTTGCTTACCATATCCAGTAGCTAGACAAATATCGCTTGATCTAATATCAGGTGATTCAGCTAGAGATATGCTGGACTTAGCCTATGAAGAATTAAGTATACAGGATCGAATCATATCCTTAAAAGATAGTGTTATTGATACACAAAAGAAAAAGGAACTTAATTTAACAGAGCAAGTGCGTAATGAAAGAATGGCTAAAGATGCTTATATTACAATGTACGATGGGCTAGAAAAAGAATACGATCGCGTAAATAAGCAATACAAGAAACAAAAATTCGTTAACAGAATATACAAAGTAGGATTCTGGGGCGGATTAGTAATTGGAATTGCTGGATATATAATTTTAACTAAATAAATAAAAACAATTATTATGAAAAAAGTTTATTTTGTTCTATTAGTTTGTCTCCTGACAGCCCTAACCGCATGTGAGAAATCCTCATCCGTACAGCCCAACTGCACTGTTGTAGGAAGATGGATTGGCCCGCTTGGCAATACCCTTTATGAATACAAAGATAGTTTGCAATATACCATCTACTCGACAAATGGTCAGTTCGGAACCATTGCTGATGCCATACCCAACCCACATAAATGGTGGATGGAAGGAGATTCTCTTTGTGTAAAGATAAGTGGCAGCACTATTGTAAAATCATATGTTGAATTTGGCTGTAATTGCAACCTGATGAAATTGACCACAACTAGCGTTGGTGGAACCTATACAGGAAATTTCTGGAAAGAGGGGGCTGATAGCACGAATTGCCCATAATGTTTTTTAATTAAAACAAAAACAAACAAATAGTATGAAAAAACTTTATTCGGTTTTGGTTGCATTGGCTTTGGCAATCAGTTCACTAGCTCAAACACCGCCACCAACAGGGTGTTCAGCTGCATTTACCACTACAAGACCTTCTCAATCAACAGTGGTATTCTTCCCAGGCGTAGTTGGTGATTCGCTCTACACATACCACCTTTGGATATTTGGTGATGGTACAAGTTCATCACTGCCAAACCCAGTTCACACATACGCAAACAATGGCACATATTGGGTATCGCATATTATTAGAAGATACAACGGAAGTGTTATGTGGTGTTATGATTCGACTGGGACCGTTATTCAAATCGCTCAAACGGCCGGTACTCCATGCAATACGCCAGCAAGTTTCTACTCCGTATTAGACACTAGCAACAATAGAACTGTTTGGTTTACTAATACAACTCCAACAACCGCAAATGGTACATTGGTAAAAGTGAAGTGGACATTTGGTGATGGTACTATGGACACAGCATTTGCATCCAGATATGGTACTCACCATACATACACCCATCCTGGCATATACGCAGTTTGCCTTCGGATTCAATACACTTCTTGCTTTACTGATATATGTGACTCGATTGTTATTCCAAACAACAACACTACACCATGTACTGAAAGAGATACATTCAGATATAGGAATTGTACATTCGCCGGAACTACTGGTTACATAAAGGACAGCGCACACTATAACTGTATCACTCGGACATGGAGTCAATGGTATATGGTGATGAATACTTGCTCTTCAACCGCTTGTAACTTCCCCGCAAATTATACTTGGACCAGAGACACATCAAGAGGGTTGGTACATTTTACAAATACAACTATTAGTACATCAAATCCAACAAGCGTTAGGTGGACATTTGGTGACGGTACAGCAGATAGTGCATACAATCCACACCATAGGTATATGTACCCTGGTTTGTACCGAGTATGTTTGAGAATGGTTTATCCAAATTGTATTGCTGAAAAATGTGATACCGTAAGAATACCAAGAGATACTACGTATCCCTATTCAACAAATACAAATAACTATTTAACAGCATACCCTAACCCAACATCAACAGGTTCAAATGTAACATTGAATTTGACTACAGGTGGTACAGTACGTGTATATGTTTACAACTCACAATATCATATGGTATCACAATTCACTATGACAGCCATTGCGGGTAGTAATCAAATCCACATTGATTTAACTAACTTCCCTACAGGAATGTACTATGTGAGAATTTATTGTAATGGTGTGTGGTATCGTAGTAGGATATTCAAACAATAGGCAAAAATATAAATAATTAAACGACCTCTTCCTTACCACAAATTAGCTCAACTTACTAGGTTGGGCTTTTTTGTATATTTATAAACATGGGCGAACAGCAAAATTTAAAAGAAAAAATAAAGGAAGAATTTATTAAGTGCTCACAGGATCCCGTGTACTTCATGAAGAAGTATTACACTATTCAGCATCCTACTAGGGGTCGTCAATTGTTTGATCTTTATCCGTTCCAAGAGAAAGTACTCAGACTCTTTCAAAAGTATCCTGATTCTATAATAAATAAATCTAGGCAGTTAGGTATATCTACACTCGTATCAGCTTATTCTTTGTGGTTAATGATATTTAACAAGGATAAGAACGTTCTTGTTATAGCGACCAAACAAGATGTAGCCAAAAACATGGTTACAAAAGTAAGGTTTGCGTACGATAACCTGCCAGTCTGGCTTAGAATAGGAGCAACTGCAATAGAAAACAATAGGTTAAGCTTAAGACTAACAAATGGCTCTCAGATTAAAGCCGTATCAGCTGCTGGAGACTCCGGTCGTTCTGAAGCTGTCTCTCTATTGGTAATTGATGAAGCTGCATTCATAGATAATATTGAAACAATCTACACCGCTGCAAAAATGACTCTTGCCACAGGTGGTGGATGTATAGCATTATCCACTCCGAACGGTATGGGTAACTGGTTTCACAAAACATATAGTACAGCTCAAAAGCAAGAGAATAATTTTATACCAATATCTTTACCATGGTCGGTACATCCAGAAAGAGATCAATCTTGGAGAGACGAACAGGACGTTAATCTAGGTAAACGAAATGCCGCTCAAGAGTGCGATTGCTCTTTCTTAAGCTCAGGTAATACTGTTATTGAACCCGATATACTTACTTGGTATGAACAAAATATGATATGCGAACCCGAAGAAAAGCGAGGAATTGATAAAGGCTATTGGATATGGGAATATCCTGATCCGATGAAATACTATGTAGTAGTAGCAGACGTTGCTCGAGGAGATGGTTCAGATTATTCAGCATTTCATGTTATTGATATTGATACAATGACTCAAGTTGCAGAGTATCAGTCACAATTGGGTACAAGAGAATACGCAAATGTTTTAATTTCTGCAGCCACCGAATACAATCAGGCACTACTTGTCGTAGAAAATAATAATATTGGATGGGACGTTGTTCAATCTGTGGTAGAAAGCGGATATACAAATGTTTATTATAGTCTCAGATCAGAAGGAAATTCTGATTTTATGACATATATAAACAAATATGAAAAATCTAACGGATTAGTTCCAGGTTTTTCGATGAATCAAAGAACTAGACCTTTAGCAATAGAAAAAATGCGAGATTGTATAGAAAATAAGATTGCAAATATAAAGTCAAGAAGATTATTAGAAGAACTTCGAGTTTTTATTTGGAAAAATAATCGTCAACAAGCTATGAATGGATACAATGATGATTTAGTGTTATCTTTTGCGACTGGAATGTATTTGAGAGAAACATCATTGAGATATAGGAAAACAGCAGAAAGCTTAACATATAACGCACTTAATAGTTATTCTAAAACAAGTGGAGATAATATATTATATAATGCTAATAGCCACATAAATCAAAATCCTTGGAACATGAATATTCCTTCGTCTCAAGGTCAACAACCAGAAGATTTAAGATGGCTAATATAAAATTTAATTATGGCAGAACAAAACAAACAAGATAATTTATTTTCAGCTCTTAGAAGACTCTTTTCTACAGATGTCATTATAAGAAATAATGGAGACGGAGCACTCAAAGTAATAGACGTAGATCGTATACAAAACAACGGTGTAATCCAAACTAATGCTTTAGTAGATAGATTTCATAAAATATATACAACATCTACATCATACGGAGTTAATTTAAACTTAGCTCAAAATTACCAATCAGCGCGTGTTCAAATATATGCTGATTATGATGCAATGGATACAGATGCAATCGTTGCCTCAGCTTTAGATATTGTTGCTGATGAATGTACTCTTAAAAATGAACAGGGAGAAGTATTGCAAATTAGATCGTCTGATGAGAATATACAAAAAATATTATATAATTTATTCTATTCGGTTTTAAATATAGAATTTACAATGTGGTCGTGGGTTAGAAATATGTGTAAGTATGGAGATTTTTATTTAAAATTGGAAATAGCAGATAAATATGGAGTTTACAATGTCATACCATTTAGCGCTTATAATGTAATTAGACAAGAGGGATATAATCCGCAAAATCCAAATGAAGTAAGATTTAAGTACGATCCACTTGGAGCATTAGGAACAACATCAGGTTTTACTTCGGCATATAATAATGAAGATCCTGGAGTATTTTTTGATAATTATGAAATGGCGCATTTTAGATTAGCTGGTGACGTAAATTATTTACCATATGGAAGATCATATCTAGAACCTGCTAGGAAATTGTTCAAACAGTATACTCTTATTGAGGATGCCATGTTAATCCATAGAATTACAAGAGCTCCAGAAAGAAGAACATTTTATGTTAATGTTGGCGCAATACCACCTAATGAAGTAGAGAATTATATGCAGAGAATGATTAATAAGATGAAAAAAACTCCTCTTATTGATCCTAGTACAGGTCAATATAATTTAAAATACAATCAACAAAATTTACTAGAAGATTTCTTTATACCAGTTCGTGGAAATGATACTACTACTAAAATTGATACAGCGAAAGGATTAGAATATAATGCCATTGAAGACGTACAATATTTTAGAGAGAAGTTATTTGCTGCTTTAAAGATTCCTAAAGCATTTATGGGTTATGAAAAGGATTTAACTGGTAAAGCAACATTAGCAGCAGAAGATATTAGATTTGCTAGAACAATTGAAAGAATTCAAAGAATAATATTATCAGAACTCACTAAAATAGCTCTTGTTCATTTATATGCACATGGATATACAAATGAATCTGCTGCTAATTTTAGTTTAGATCTAACAAACCCTTCAATTATATACGAACAAGAGAGAATTGCTTTATTTAAAGAAAAAGTAGAAGTTGCAAAATCTGCAATGGAAGGAAATTTATTACCAAAAGATTTTATTTACGACAAAATATTCCAATTCTCAGAAGATCAATATTTTGAAATGGAAGATTTAATTGCTGAAGATAAAAAGAAAGCATTTAGATTGAAACAAATCGAAGAAGAAGGAAATGATCCTGCAGAGACTGGCCAAGTATTTGGCACTCCTCATCAATTAGCTAGTTTATATGGTGGTAAAGGAGACGGACCAATAGATGTTCCAACAGGATACGACGAAACTTCAAAAGAAGGACCTGGTAGACCTAAAAAATACCAATCAAAAATTGGTACAGATCAATCTCCATTTGGTAGAGATCCCCTCGGAGATAAAGAAATGGGATCAGCCGCTTCACAAAGCAAAGATGCATTTAAAGTTCAATATAAAGGCGGACCAATGGCATATGAAAATACTATGAGTACATATGTAAAAAACAAAAACATGTTAGATCACATGGGTAGACAAACAAAGTTATTCAAAGGACCAGAACTATTAAGTGAAGATAACATCCAACCTGATTTAATATAACATTTGATATATTTATTATTAGTATAAATTCTTTACATGCCAATTAAACATAGTAAATATAGAAATACTGGAGTTCTATTTGAACTCTTAGTTAGACAAACAACATCAGACTTAGTTAATAATAGAGATTCTAAATCGGTCAAAATACTGAAAAAGTATTTTACTAATACAGAATTAGGAAAAGAATATAGTTTATATAATAGTCTAGTATCGAATACAAAATTAACTGAAGCAAAAGCTGAAATATTAATTTCTACACTTGTTGAACAATATAAAAAATTAGATTACGAAAAAATAAATAAGTTAAAATATAACTTAATAAAAGAGATAAAATCTAATTACGAACTTGAAGAATTTTTCAAAGCTAAAATAGATAATTACAAACAATACGCTTGTCTTTATACAATATTTGAATCTCAATACAGCAAATCTATTGACACAAAACAACTACTGCTGAACAAAATATTCATATTAGAACAGCTAACAAAAGACCAGATTCTTGATAAAAAAGCTCCTAAATCAATTATGGAGGATTTTATGAAAGAAGATAAAGACGTTAGATTGTTAGCATATAAAATACTAGTTGAAAAATTCAATGAGAAATATAGCGCTTTAAGCGAAACACAAAAAAGCGTATTAAAGCAATACATAACTAGTATTACTGATACCAAATCTTTAGTTTCATTCTTAAATGAAAGAATAGTTGATATAAAATCTCAATTAAAAAATCTTCAAAAGATAACTCCTGATAAGGTTATTAAAATAAAGCTTCAAGAAGTTAATAAACTTATTAAACCAATAAGCGAAAGTAAATCAGTAAAAGACGACGTAGTAGTAGGAATTTTACAGTGTTATGATTTAATAGATGAAATAACAAGAGCTAATGAACAAAAAGCCTAAATACGAATTCAATCAGCAATCTGCTACAAAGAATTTAATGGAGCAAGAAGTAATATTCTCCATAATAAATCCCAAATTAGATCATGCTTTTAATATGGAATTTGGACCAATGGCAGATTATGTTGAAAAAGATGACGGCATATACTATTTTTTGAGCTCACAAGACTATGATCGATTTATTGATTTTGCCATGTCCTCAGGATTTGACATACATAGTGATATAAACCAAGTTGATTCAATATCAGAACAAGGCAGCGTAACTGGGGGTGGCGAAGCATTTTTGCCTTCTTTACACGCAAAAAGAAAGAAAGTAAATCCTTTTATAAGAGAAAATCTTGATTTCTACAAAATAGAAGTAGCAGTCAGTGACGCAAGAAAAGCAATAGATATAATACAAAGCGATAGAGTTTTTTCTAGAAATGTACGAATATATTCGTCTAATGTTTTCATAATAGATGATGCGGAAGTAGCTCAAGAGCTATTTGATGAATTTGAAAAAGCGCAAATTCAAATGGTAGATTATATGGTACCAGGAGAAATGACGGATTTTTATGAAAGTATATTATCAGGCTATAAAGAAGTCACCGGATTTAGACCAGGTCATACTCCTGATAAAGGAGGATTTCAATATAAAGATTTATGGGGAATGAATGAGAGTAATAGTAAAGATCTAGATAAAGAAACTCTATTTAAAATATATAACATACCAAAGGGCGCAATTAAGCCTTCAGCAAAAAAAGAAAAGAACGGATATACTATCAAATATACAGATCCAAAAACAGGATCACTAGCAACTGGATTTTTAAGTCAGGTTAGAATAGATAAGTATTTGAAGGGTGAACTTAAAGAAAATGTAGAGCGTGATCAAAAAGTAAAGATAGTAAAAGGTACTTACGCTGGTAATACAGCCATTGTTCATGATTTCGATTCAAATAAAGATACAGCATCTGGAGATGATTGGGTTGATGTATTAATAGGCGATAAAAAAGAAAAGAAAACAGTTAAAGCATCTGAATTAAAACCTCTAAATGAGAATTATTCTAAATTTAGAAACTCAACAAAAACAAGATCAGGATCAGAACAGTATCACCAAGCAGTAAAGCTTGTAAAGAAAAAAGTGCAAGAGATTTCTAAACTGCATAGTTACATGGAAAGAATGCAACAAGAACTTAGCGAAACTCAAGAGGGTCTTAAAAAGAAGAAATACACTCAAATGGCTATTGATAAAATCAAAGCTGAAATAAAAGAATTAAATAAAAAAGTAAGAAAATTAAAGTAAATGGCAAAAGCAAAAGGCGGAGTTACTAGTAACAAAATAACTTTCGGTAAACGTAAAAAAGGTAAAGCAGCTAAAAGTTTTAATAGGCACGATCGTAAAGAAAGAAATTACCAAGGACAAGGACGTTAACATATTTATTAGTATGAAAAATATAACAAAACAATACCAAGCTCTATTAGAAGGAAAAATGTCAAGAGACAATTTCGTTAGAAATGCTCGCATGCAGTTTCCTCAATACGTATCCCCAGTAACATCTGTAGATGACGCTATTAAGATTCTTAAGAGTAAAAGAATTATTGGAGAGAATACAGATCTTAACATGGATCGTAAATCATTAGATCGTAGTGATCCTTATACAGTAGGATATGATGAAAATCATGAAGGGTATAAAATAAACCAATGTCCGTTTAAACCAGGATCTGAACAAGCAGATTTATGGAAAGATGGCTGGTTAGATGCAGAGACAGAAAAGCAAATGTCTCATGATGAAGACACGTATAGAAGAGAAACCGATGGAATGTGGGATGATAAAGATGATAAGCATCCCGCAGGATTTCCAGGAATGACAGAAAAGCTAAATGAAGCTGCAGAAAAAATAGAAGGTAGATATAAAGAAGCTACTGGAAAAGATGAATACGATCGTTTTAGAGATCTTGATAATGTTAATTTTACTACATTTTTAAGAGCAGTCGCTTTTGAAGTCGAGCAAAATCCAACCATGAATGATAGTGAATTACCAGCTCTTTTAGAGAAGGTTGCTAAAAAAATGAAAAAAGATCCTAATGCCTATAGAGAATTAGTAATAGCTAACTATGCCGACATTGCTAAGCAAGATGAATCTTTAAAAATGATTCCTGTTAACGGTAAAAATCATACTGATAAAGAAAATTCGATGGAAAAAATAAAGGGTCAAGAAGTTGCAAAAGCTACTCCATCATCAAAAAAAGAGAATAAAAAAGGTAAACCAAAAGGAGTAAAAGAAATGGCAATTACTCCAAAAAAAGCTAAAGGAATCTCTGCTGTAATGGATATGCCCGGCAAAGAAAAAGTATTAGAATCAATTATATCTAGTATAAAAAAAACTCTAAACGAAGATTCTCATTTTAAATACACAAAAGGTCATGATGTAACTACTCCAGATGGACCCGGAAAAGTGGTATCCATCACCGGCGGTACCATTACAGTAAAATTGGACGACGGCGAAGAAAAAGATTATCAGGTAAATATTCTAGATAAAGCCGCAGAAGAAAAAAATAAGTCGACAAACGAAATCACGTTACCGGGAGACGACCAAACAAACAATCTTAGTGGTATTGATTTAGGAGGTTCATTTGAAAAAATGAAAACGTCTATGGGTGATGAGTCTAAGTTTGAAGATTTAATGAAAAAGTATGATTGGTATGCTGAAATGAGTGATGATTCTAGAAAATGGGATGCTCAAAAATCTATGGAATATCAACTCAAAACATTGGCTAAATCTATAGGCGCTGAAAAAGCAACTGAAATATGGAATCGTTACGCTCCTCAAGATAGAAAAATAAGTGCGAAGTTTTTTACGATGATGGAGAAAAAAGATAAGTATGCTAAGCTCAAAGAATTTTTAAAAAAAACACTTAAAGAAAAACTATCTGTTACTGTACCAAAATGCGCAACAGATCCACAAAAAAAAGCTGCTGTAGATAAAGCAAGAGCTAAAGCAAAAGTAAGCCCAGATACACCAATAGACGTAATAGAAGCATAATAAAATGAATAAACTACTATTAATAGAACATAACCTATTTACTCCTACAAAAAAGGTAATATTAGAATCCACTAGAAATGGATCTAATAATATGGTTGTGTCAGGATTGGTTCAAGCGTGTGATAAACCAAACGCGAATAGAAGAATATATCCATATGAAACTTTAAAATCACAAGTAGAATTATATATCAAAGGACCAGTAACTGAAAATAGGGCTTTAGGAGAATTAGATCATCCAGAAACATCAGTTATAAATCTTAAAAATGTTTCTCACAATATACTCAAACTTTGGTGGGATGGAAAAAATTTATACGGCGATATCGAAATTTTACCTACTCCTTCTGGTAATATTCTTAGGCAGCTATTTGAAAACAATATCACTGTCGGAATTTCTTCGAGAGCGATGGGATCAACTTCGCCAATCGGCGAAGGTCTTGTTCAAGTAGAAGACGATTTAGAATTAATATGTTGGGATTTTGTATCAACTCCATCAACGTTTGGAGCATACGTTAGACCTGTAGCAGGTATAAACGAATCATATAATTATTCTCCTAATTACATAAGTAAATATGATAGAGCTAATAGGTTAGTATCAGATATAATTTGCAACATGGGAGGATACTGTTGCGTAAACTCATAAAAAGTTTTTAGTAAATATGCGTTTTGCATAAATACTCGGTATTTATTAGTACTATGTGTCGATTTTCTATTGCGACACTATACATTCTAAAAACTTATATTGCTTTTATCTAATAAGCAATCGAAACAATCAACCACATTATGGAAGAAATGTACAAGCAAGCGCTTTTGGACGCTAAAGCAGTGCGTGCTAGCGCGATGGCAAATGCTAAAGCAAGTCTTCAAGAAGCTTTTGAACCAAAAATTCAAGAGATGATTCGTTTAAAACTATCTGAAAAAATCGAAGAGGAATTAGACGAAGAAAAAGAACTTGATGAGTATGCTGATGCAGAACCAAAAGAAGAAGGCAAAAAAATGGAAGAGGGAGATTCAGAAATGGACGAAGCTACTCTCGAAGAAATTTTAGCCGAACTTGACAATTTATCAGAAGAAGATTCTGAAGAAGAGTCTGGTTCACCCGATTACAAAGCCGGAAAACAAAAACCTGAAATCGAAGAAATCGACGAAGAGGAAGAGGAAGAAGGCGAAGAAGAGGGTGAAGAAGAAAGTGAAGAAGAAGATGGAGAAGAAGCTACTGAAGAAGCTCCTGATGATGATACGAAAGTAATCGATATCACATTAGGAGATCTTAAGCAAGTTCTTCAATCTGTTATGCCTGGAATGGATGCTGGCGAAGAAGTTACTGACGAAATGCCTGCAGCCGAAGAAGGCGGTGGAGAAGAAGGTGAAGATATTGATCTTGATGAAATCTTAGCTAGTCTTGAAGAAACTAAAGCCAAAGAAGAAGAGTCTAAAGCTATAGTTAACGAAAAGAAAAAAACTAAAGAAGAAGAAGGCAAGAAAATGGAAGAAATGAAAAAGAGTTTAAGTGAAGCTAATAAAACTATTAATGCGCTTCGTGATCAACTTAATGAAATTAATCTATTGAATGCAAAACTTCTTTACATGAATAAGATTTTCAAGTCTAGAAATCTTACCGAATCTCAAAAAGTAAATGTTGTTACAGCTCTCGATCGTGCATCTAATGTAAAAGAAGCTAAAAATATTTACGAAACACTGAAAGAGACTATCCAACCCAAAAAGTCTCAAATTTCAGAATCAAAAGGGTTCGCCTCAAAACCAGTAGGCGTTGCCGATAGGAAACCTATTATAGAAGCAGATCCGTTTGTTTCTAGATGGCAAAAAATAGCTGGAATCAAATAATAAAAAACAATTTTTTAAATCATGGCAAATTTAGTACAATCACTACTCAATGAGTCAGCTCAAACAGCTTACTCCGACCAGTATAGCGTTGCCTCTAAACTTACTAAAAAGTGGGCAAAATCTGGTCTTCTTGAAGGCCTTAGCGATCACGATCGCTCTACAATGGCCGTTATCCTCGAAAATCAAGCAAAGCAACTTGTAGTCGAGTCTTCTCAAACATCTGCTGGTCTTGGTACTGGCGTTGGTGCAACTTTCACTCCTGGTTCTGGTGAACAATGGGCTGGTGTTGCTCTTCCGTTGGTTCGTAAGATCTTCGGACAAATCGCAGCTAAAGAATTCGTTAGCGTTCAGCCAATGAATCTTCCTGCAGGTTTAGTATTCTTCTTGGATTTCCAATACGGAACTGCTGGTAATCCTAATTTCACATCTGGACAGTCAGTTTATGGTACTGCTACTGCTAACTTCGGTAACGCTGCTGCAGGCGGTCTTTACGGAGCTGGTCAGTTTGGTTATTCACTTAACCAATTCAGCGCTTCTTTACTCACTGTTACTGCTGCTTCTGCTTCTTGGGCAGATGTTGGATTCAATGCTGATCTTTCTGCTTCTGTTGCTGCAGGTAACATTAAGAAATTAACAGTTGCTACATCAAGCATATCTTCAGATATCAATGATCTAGGTGTTAGAGCTTTCGCTATAGCATCAGGATCTGTAACTGTAGCTAAAAACTATCAAGATTATGCGACTTACACATCTGGATATATTAATTTCTTTGTTACTGCATCAACTGCGGAAATCCCCACATTGACTTCTGCGTTTACAGTTTGGTATAACAAAAAGACTGATTTCAATAGCCGTGGCGATTTCGAAGATCGTTCATCTACTCCATCAGTTCCTAATGTATACTCTCCTTCATCAATCGTTATCCCTGAGATCAACGTTGGTATGAGATCTGAGACCATTTCTGCTAAAACTCGTAAGTTGAAAGCTCAGTGGACTCCAGAATTCGCTCAAGACCTCAATGCTTATCACGCACTTGATGCTGAAGCTGAATTGACAGGTCTTCTTTCTGAGCACGTTTCATTGGAAATCGATCTTGAAGTACTTGATATGTTGATCCAAAATGCTGGCGCCGGTACAGAATACTGGTCAGCTAAAGTTGGTAGCCAAATCAATAAATCATACACTGAGTTTGATTCCAATACTGCTGGTGTTTATTACACACAAATGACTTGGTTCCAAACTTTGGGTATCAAACTCCAAAAGATTTCTAACCAAATCCACCAACGTACTTTACGCGGTGGTGCTAACTTCATGGTAGTATCTCCTACTATCGCTACAATCCTCGAATCAATTCCTGGATTTGCTGCTGATACTGACGGAGCTGCTGATACAATGAAGTATGCTTTTGGTGTACAAAAAATCGGTAGTTTGAATAGCCGTTACAAAGTCTATAAGAATCCTTATATGACTGAGAACGTTATCCTTCTTGGTTTCCGTGGAACTCAATTCCTTGAGTGCGGTGCTGTATACGCTCCTTACGTTCCATTGATCATGACTCCGCTTGTGTACGATCCTAATACCTTCACTCCTAGAAAAGGTATCATGACTCGTTACGCTATGAAGCTTGTTCGTCCGGAATTCTACGGTCGCGTTATCGTAGCCGATACAAACGTTATCTAATATTTTTAGATAAGATAAAAGAAAGGCCCAACTTCGGTTGGGCTTTTTTATTTGATTATATTCGATATTTATTCTAAATATAGTTCTATGAGTGAAAATGCATTTTCTGAAAAGAGAAAACCAAAAAACCCAATTAAGTTTTTGTTGCAATTAAATGAAGAACAAAAACAAGCAAAATCAGTTATATTAAATAGTAAAATATCAGTTTTAAAAGGACAAGCAGGATCAGGAAAATCATTAGTTGCAGCTCAAGTAGCGTTAGATATGTTATTTACTCATCAAGTAGAGAGAATAATATTAACAAGACCAGCTGTGACATCAGGAGAAGAAATTGGATTCTTACCGGGTTCTAAAGATGATAAATTAGCTCCTTATACAGCAGCTATATATGATAATATGTATAGATTGTATAATAAGGATAAAATAGATAAAGAATTACAAAATGGTACAATAGAAGTTATACCTTTAGCATTTATGAGAGGTAGAAACTTAACAAATTGTTGTGTTGTAGTAGATGAAGCGCAGAATATAACACACAGACAAATGGAACTATTGTTGGGTAGAATGTGTAACGGATCTAAAATGATATTGTGTGGAGATACTGCCCAAATAGATTTAAAAGATAAAAAACAATCTGGTTTTCATTTTATATGTAATAACTTTAAAGAAGTTGAAGGATTTTCTGTAGTTCAATTAAAAACAAATCACAGAGATCCAATAGTAGAAAAAATATTAGAAATTTATAAAGAACACGCTGATTAATTATGGCAAATCCACTCATATATGACGGAACACCGGGACCTGTTTCTGGATCCACTCCATTTGGATATTATGATTTAGATTTTCAATTTCAATCTGATGGACCAAAGGTAGCAAACTTTGTTGCTAGAAAATTAGGATACCCCGTCATGGATGTAGAATTACAAGATTTAAACATATATGCATGTTTTGAAGAAGCTATATCTGTATACTCTGAAGAACTTTACCAATTAGCTATAAAAGACAATTTTATTAATTTATTAGGTTCACCTACATCTTCTACATTTAATAATCAAGTCATAGTTCCTAATTTGAATATGATAGTTACTTTAGCTGAATCGTACGGAACTGAAGCTAATGTGGGTGGATATGTAGAAACATATACTGGATCTATAGATTTAGAAAACGGAAAACAGATATATGATTTACAAGAATGGGGAATTAATAATAACATCATAGCAGCAGGAGATAGAGTAGAAGTTAGACGAATATTTTACGAAGCAAATCCCGCAATAAATCAATATTATGATCCTTATATAGGAGGATCAATAAATTATCAAGGCGCTACGGAAAATTTTGGGTGGGCATCATATTCTCCCGGTTTAAATTTCACATTATTTCCTGTTTATTGGGACATACAAAGAATTCAACAGATTGAAATGTCAAATACTGTCAGGAGATCTGCATTTACATTTGAATTGATAAATAATAAATTAAGAATATTCCCAAGACCTGAAATAGATGGTATTAAATTATATATACAATATCAAAAGAAAAGTGAAAAATCAAATGCACTTTTAACAAGTCCATATAGCGGTAGTACAAATTTAATAACTAATCCATCAAATGTTCCATATTCAATAATAAATTATTCCACAATAAACCATCCAGGAAAACAATGGATATTTGAGTATACTTTAGCATTAGCAACTGAATTGCTTGGATTAATTAGAGGAAAATATACAACAGTTCCAATTCCCGGTGATAACGTTACTCTTAATGGATCAGATTTATCATCTAAAGGTAGAGAAATGCAAAATACACTTAGAGAAAAATTAAGAACAGATTTAACTGATATGAGTAGACAAGCTCAATTAGAAAGAAAAAAATCTGAAAACGAGTCTATGGCTGATACGCTTAACAAAATACCATTAATGATTTATATAGGATAATATGGCAATATTTGGATCGAATAGAGATATAAATACATTCAAAGGAATTACTCGTGAATTGACTGAAAATGTCATTAGTCAACAGTGCGGATATTATAAAATAATGCTTGGTGATACCAAAAAAAATATATACGGAGAAAGTAGTGAAAAGTATTATATCGGTCCTGTATTATTGACATGTTTAATAGAAAGAGGAGATTTTTCATTTGATCAATCAGATTTCGGACCAGATGTAAAAAGATCTGTAACATTTAGATTTTTTAAAGATCACTTAATAGATGCAAATGTAGTTCCTGAAGTGGGTGATGTTGTAATGTACAATGAAATTTATTACTTAATAGATAATCTTAATCAAAATCAATTAGTTGTTGGTAAAGATCCGAATTATTCCTATTCATCTGGATTAGATCAATTTGGTTCATCGTATTCTATTGTATTAACCGGCCACTATGCGTCCCCTGACGCTCTGGGCATAACCCAACAGCGCTTATGAGTATACAATCAACCAGACCATCAAACAAGAGAGAATTTATGGATAAATTGATCATTCCATATGATCAAAGATACCCAAATCCTAATCAAATTCCAAGTGAACCATATAAAGCAGGCCAACCTGAAAACGATAGATCAAAAGAAATATCTTTAAAAAACGATACTGAAAAAGAATTTTCAATTGGAATAAAAGATATAAATGAGGCTATTTTATTTTATTTTGAAAATGTATTAAAATTATCCGTTATACAGAATAATACGCGAGTAAAAGTGCCTGTAATTTATGGAAGTTCAGAGAATTGGAAAAGCGTTCAAGAAGACGGGTATTATAGAGATGCTAATTCAAAAATAATGGCTCCTCTATTGATGATAAGAAGAACAAATTTATCACAAAATAGAAGTTTAGGAAATAAATTAGATGGTAATAGTGTTAAAAATATCCAAGTTTTTGAAAAGAAATTTTCAAAGAGGAATATGTACAATAGTTTTAATATTCAAAGTAATAAACCTCAACAAAAAGAATATGTAGTCGCTATTACTCCTGATTATGTAACTATAACATATAGTTGTATGATTTGGACTAATTTTATAGAACAGATGGATAAATTAGTAGAAACAATAAATTACGCATCAAGATCTTATTGGGGAGATCCTGCGAAATTTCAATTTTTGAGCAACATAGACTCCTTTGACGATCAGACAACTTTAACCGCTGGTGAAGATAGATTAGTAAGAACGTCTTTTAGCATTACTTTAAATGGATGGCTAATACCAGACGTAATGAATAAAAATTTATCAACAATAAATAGAGTATTTTCCTCATCAGAAGTTGTATTCGGACTCGAAACCGCAACATCAACGGAAGAATTTGTTTATAAAAAAGAAAAATCGCCGGAAAAAAGATTATCTAATATAATAGCATCAGATTCTCAATCATCTGGCGGATCAACAACATCTACAATAAGTCAATTGGTAATTAATTATCTGAATACAAATAAAGAGGTAACTGCCGATTCATCTTTAACGACTCAAAACACAGCAACATTTAATGCTACATGGTTATCTGCTCCAACAGGATTCCCTTCGACTTCTATAGATAATTTTACATTTTTCTGTAATGGTCAATTAATAGAAAAAACAGCCATAATAAGCTTTATACAATCCATTGGATCATGCGTATTGATAATTGATCAGACCAAACTTAGTTATGCATTTGATAACACTGATGAAATAATTGCTATCGGCAAATTTGCATAACAATGTCAAGATTAAAATTTAAACAAATATTATCTAATTTGCATTACGATGAAATTAATGATCAATTAATTTTAAGTAGTTCTAGAATACCGACTGGAGAATTAAATTGGGACGAAGAAACACAAACTTGGGAAACTGCATTGGGTAATTGGGACGCAAGCAGAGAAGCTGATTTTGTTATATCTGGATCTATTTTTGTTACGCAAAGCGTTTATCAATCTGGTTCCATATCAATAGAAGGATTGGGTAAATTAGGAGATGATGGAACAATAGATTTAGGAGAATATTAATATTTATAACTATATATAAAAAATAAAATGTCGTCACTTACTGGACAAAAAATAAAAGATACATACCAATCTCTGTTAAAAACAGATGATAATGGTCTAATTACTACTGCTTTTAAAAACGTAACTGATGGAAGCGGTAGTGCAACAGGATTATATTTAAGAAATGATGCAGTAGAAGTAAGTGGATCACTAACAATAACTGGATCAGTTGATATAACGGGTTCTCTTACTGTTAATACAATAAACGTAGGTCAAAACACATTAAATTTTATAGACAGTACCGGTAACATCATAAATTCACTATCGGCTACAGGTACTAGCATTATTCTAGCAACTGGTTCTTTTCAAACATCAGGAAGTTCACTTCTAGAAGGAACATCATCATATGCATTAACTGCATCTTATGCTTTAAATGGAGGAGGTGGATTTGTTGATACAAGTTCGCTTGCTACAACAGGATCTAATACATTTATAGGGAATCAAATCATATCTGGTTCTATAACATTAGAAGGAGGCGTAAGTATAAGTGGAAGTGATAATTTTGATATTATAGTTAATTCACGTCAATGGACTTTTGGTAATGATGGCCATTTAGTACTCCCACAAGTGCCAGGTATAACGTATCAAGCTGGAATAAAATCAACAGGAGATATACTCATTCAAGCAGATTCAACACAGGGTTGGAGATTTATTAGCAGTAGTGGAATATTGCAAGCGCCAGGGGGTATAGAAGCTGTATCATTTACCGGTTCATTACAAGGTACAGCAAGTTTAGCTAAAAACGCCAATAATTCAATAAATGCAGAATCGGCATCTTATTTAAATAATCTAAATCAAAATTTAACCATTACAGGAGATATTACTATAAATGGGACGGCATCTGCAGATTATTTAAAAGTAAATTATATCGAATCTGCATCAATAATATATTCAAGTGGATCAAATCAATTTGGCGACGCTGCAAATGATACTCAATCTTTATTTGGCAGAGTAATAGTAACGGGTAGTTTAGAAGTAACAGGTTCGGCAAACATACCAAACTTAACAGGTTCATTACATGGTACAGCAAGTTGGGCAACAAATGCTTTAACAGCTAACACATCATTATCTCCAATATCTGTAGTTGGAGATACAATATACTCTACAAATCCTTTAGCAGGACCAATACTTTCTACAGATAATTCTATTTTTATCGGATATGCGGCAGCAGCTGGTGCTAATAATGCTAATCGATCTGTTTTTATAGGGTACAGCGCAGGATTTTCTGCATATAATGCTGAATATTCAAACTTTTTGGGATATCAAGCGGGAATGTATGCAGATAATGCCTCATATAGTAATCTAATAGGATATAATGTAGGAAGAAAAATTGGAATTGCAAATGGCATAGATACAAATAATATTATAGTAGGTACTAATATAACCTTAGAAGATAATAGAAAAAATTCTATAAATATAGGGGGTATAATATTTGGAACAGGATCTTATTCAACTATTAGTGGTAATCCATATTCTGGTTCAGTAGATGGTCGAATCGGAATTAATGTAGTAAATCCTCAATACGAATTCGATGTATCAGGATCTACACAAATAAGTGATGTTTTAATATTACCTCCTCAAGATCCTTTACCATCCGGAAAACCAACTGGATCACTAGCGGTATCAGGTTCTGGAGCTGATTGTAAAATATACTTTTTTAACGGTTCTTGGAACGCACTATTTTAACGAATGTATTCAGTTAGACGACTAAAATGGAAAGAAGTTCATGAAAAATGGAATGATATAAAATTCCCAGGTCCATATAAACAATATCTACAAGAAACGTTTGGAATAACAATAATAGATAGTAGAGTTATATGGAATCATGTTGTAGAAGTAACAATATTGGTTCCTCAGCAAGGAGGAGGACCAACTGATGACGGAACTGGAGGAATTAGAAAAAAGCGTCGTAAGAAAATAAAATTGATATTTATTATGGGAGATTTACGATCTGAAGAAACCAAAGAAGTTAAAGATATCGTATCTCCAAAAATAGTTTCTGATATCCAAAACAAGATAGAAGAACAAACACAAACAAAAATATCTTTAAAAGATGTACAGATTATTAAAGGATAAAAATAACGAGTTTCAATGCGAAATTCGACTTGAAGGAACATCAGCAAAAAATGCAACTGTAAGATTGTTCTTAGAAGGCGAAGACTGTGAATATTCATTTGACGGAAAAATTGATGGGGAAAAATGCATAGTTCCTTTGGGAAGAATGAAAAAATTTCAAAATCTTCTAGAAAATGGAACCATTAGACTTGAGGTTATAGCTGAAGATACATGGTTTGTGCCTTACAAAAGCACTTACGAACTAGATCAAGAAAAGAAAGTGACTGTTGAAGTAAAAGAACAGTCTTCTACTCCTAAAAAACCGATTGTAGAAGTAAAAGTAAAAGAGACTGCCAAAAAAGAGTACGAACCAATAAGAAAAATTATATTTTATTTAGTGGAAAACGGTAATTTTGATGGTACATATAAAAGTTTTATGTCAATAATAAAAGATAAAAAACATAAGACGTACTTTAATTTAGTTTGCGAATCAAACAATTTGAATAAGTCAAAAGTGTTGAAACAAATACTAAAATGAGTTATGAATTACTATGCCTTATATTCCACCATTAACAGACAGTTACCTAGATGAAACTTACCCCCGACTCGTTCAGGTAAGTGGATCTAGTTTTGCTGACGGATTAGGCAATCCAATCACATTTGGCACTACTGCTCCTGCTGGTCCTAATGGATCTATTCAATTTAATAGTAATGGTGTTTTTAGTGGATCTACAAATTTTACATTTAATAGTGGATCTAACTCTGTAATATTAACAGGATCATTACTTGTAACTCAATCTCATATAGCATCTCCTGATTATATTGATTTTAATACTACTGGTCCAACAGTTCAACCTTCACAAGGTCGTATATCGTGGAATCAAACAGATCTAACTTTAGAGATAGGTACTGGGGACGGTAATACTTCTTTTCCAATAGGTCAACACACAAGCTACCCAAAGATTTTTAACTCAGACACAGTAGATTTAGTTAAGGGTACTTTGGTAATGGTTGATCCAGGCCAAATAGCTCAAGGTGATCAAATTAGAGTAAAAAGAGCAATAGCAGATGGAACATATCCTTCACAATATCTTGTAGG